TCAGGCGGAGGCGTTCAAACTCTTTTTGCTGCTGGTGATGATGCTAACAATCAGTTTCTTATTCAATTTGCTAACAACGGAGATGCAGGAGATTTTCTTAGAGTTGTTGAGGTGCAAGGAGGATCAGTCAGTGTAAATCTTATAACAACCAGAATTTTTCGTGATATATCAAGTTGGTATCATATTCAAGTTGTTGCTGATACAAATCAAGCAACAAATACAGATCGAATCAAAATTTATGTTAATGGATCTCGTCTAACAAGTTTTGGCACAGCAACATTTCCCGGCACTCGAAATCAAGTAACTAAAATAAATGTAGCAGCTAATCACGCAATAGGTAGAGGTGGCGTGTCGAATGATAATTATTTTGACGGATACCTTGCAGAAGTTATTTTTGTAGATGGTACAGCGCTATCACCAGATGCACTTGGTGAACGTAAAAGTAATGTCTGGATACCAAAAGAACCTAATGTTACTTTTGGTACAAATGGTTTTAGATTAAAATTTACAAGTACAGCACATGATGCACCAGAGAGTGAAGGAACTGAAGATACTGATAACATTGGTGCTGATGTATCTGGAGAACATAATAACTGGACTGCTTTAGATTCTATAAGAACATCTGATTGTGCTACTCCTGATAATCCAGAAAATAATTTTGCAGTAATGCAAATTGGTAGAAGAAGAAAAGATGTAGCTAGTCCACTTCCTACTTTTAAAGAAGGAAATCTTAGAGTTGAACATGGAAATGCTGGAGGAAACAGAACAGAAAGCGCTGCCAGTTTTAAATTACCTCCAACTGGTAAATGGTATTATGAAGTATTATGTGTAGATCAAGGAGGAAACTCAGCGTATGGTTACACAGCACCTTCAGAATTTGACCAAACACTGGCAGGAAGTTGCAGCTATCAAAAGAATGGAACTATTGTCAGGGGTGAAGCGAGCGGCCTCACGACAGTAAGTGGATCAAGTTATACTGATGGTGATGTTATTGGTATTAATATAGACCTTGACAATGGTACAGCTGATTATAGTAAAAATGGTACAGACCAAACTCAGCTGACAGGAGTTCCAACTGATAGAATTTATATTCCAACAATGCAAGACCAAAATACTGGAGAACATCAAGCAAACTTTGGTCAAGACAGCTCATTCTCTGGTGCAAAAACTGCTGGCACTAATACAGATGCCAATGGGATTGGGGCATTTTTTGGAACACCAAAAACTGGTCATCTTGCAATGTGTAGTGCTAATCTTCCAGAACCAACAGTAGGAGGTGCAGCTGGAGCAGCTGCAAATAATTATTTTCAACCAGTTCTATATACTGGTAGTGGTAATAGCAATAACGAGATAGCAGTCGATTTTCAACCAGACTGGATTTGGATCAAGAACAGGGCTACAACTGATCCCCATGTTTTGACAGATTCAGCTCGTGGTGTAACTAAAGAAATACAAGCAAATGAAGCAACAGAAGAAACAACAAATGATGATGGAGTAACGGCTATTACTGGAAGTGGATTTACTGTTGGTGATGATCTTTTATATAACACTGTTAATGAAGCATATGTTGCTTGGTGTTGGAGAGCAAATGGTGGAACAGCAACAGCAACAATAAGTGAAAGTGGTAATAACCCTGCCGCAGTAGTACAAGCAAATCCTGATGCTGGATTTAGTATTATAACTTATACTGGTACAGGGGCTGCAGGAACTATAGCACATGGTTTAGGTGCTAAACCAGCAATGATAATGATTAAAAATCGGGATGTGGGCGACAATTGGAGTATGTACCATCAAGGTAATGTACATCAAGATGATGGGGAAGATTTCAGTATCGTTTTTAATGATAATGGAGCCAGAGTTGATGATGCTACATTTTTTAATGATACTGCACCAACATCTACTGTATTCACAATTAATACAAACCATTCTGTAAATGCAGATGGTGAAGCGTATGTAGCTTATGTATTTGCAGAGGTTGATGGTTACTCAGCATTTGGTAGATATGTTGGCAATGGAACAGCAGATGGGGCTTTTGTTTATACTGGGTTTAGACCTAGTTATGTTTCGCTTAGACATATTGATAATGCGGGCGAAAATAATACTATTTATGACGATGAACGCCAATTTAATGGTATTGTAAACGTCCTTTTTCAAAACACCAATTCTGCTGAAATCAGTGCTAGCTTAGCTAACGCACATATTGAGTTTTATGCTAATGGATTTAAACTAAAATCAGATAATTTAAATGTCAATTCAAAGAAATATGTTTATAATGCATGGGCAGATTCACCAGTTAAGTATGCAAATGCATTCTAAAAATGTTATAAATATAAGTAAGGAATTAGGAGAAAAATAATGCCTTGGAAAACATCGGGCGGCACATATTTAAAAGAGGGTAGAAGCTGGACAGATAGTGACGGCATTAAACACCCATCAAACTGGACGATATGGACAGATGATTATAAAACTGATACTATAGGTCTTACTTGGGAAGACCCATTAGGGCCTTTTGATGAATTTTATTATTGGGGTTGGAACAGTGATAAAGATGCATTACTACCAAAACCTCTTGCTGGATTACAATCTTCAAAAGTAAAATCCGCAAAATCAGAAGCAGCAATCCTCCTTTCAAAAACTGATTGGTATGTGGTTCGTAAATCAGAAGCGAATACTGCAATACCAGCAGAGATTACTGCATACAGAACTGCCATAAGAGCAAACTATGCATCACTTAGAACTGCAATCAATGATACATCTGATATTGCTGGATTACAAGCATTATATGTAACTGTTGCTGGTGCGTCATCAACTTCAAAAGAAATTGATGCAACATCCTCTGATGTTGTAAGTACAACAAATAATACTATTACAATCAATGGTCATGGCTTTGTAGATGACGAACAAGTTAGTTATGATGTTGGAGTTAACTCTGATGACGATGTTGCAGCTGTGATTGGTGGTCTTGTAAATAATGCAGTTTACTTTGTACACACTGCTACAACGAATACATTTAAACTTTCTGAATCACATAGCAACTGTGGAGATGCAGCTGTAGTATCGTTAAGTGGATTATCAAGTGATGGAGATGCACAGACATTTACTTCACAGGGTAAACCAAGTAAAGGTCAAACATGGCCAATAGAAAAACAATTAAAGTATGATGGCGCATAATTATGACTATACTAACTAAAACTGTATTAGAATAATGAGAAAAAAAAACAAGGATTTCCCCTTCTTATAAATAGTAATTATAAAGAGGAGTATTATGCCTTCGCCACAGCTTGAGTTGAAATCAGATATTGCTAGTTTGTTTAAGGACTTGGAAGACATTGCAAGTACTACTCAAGTTAATGCACCCCATGTTCCAACAATAGAAAATGCAGATATTACTGAACTTTTTAGTGGGTTGAATGAAGCCCATAAAGAAGCACAAATTGAAGTTGAACTAAAATTATCCCTAAATGAAAAAGAGAAACTAGAAGCGTTCTCTACTCTTATTGAAACCTTTGATGAGATTATTCAACCCGAAACCACACCCGAAGTTATCCAAGAAAAAATTGTTGAACCAATCAATGAAGGTGCAAAACTAGAAGCACTTGAACAACTATTCTCTGAACTAATTGAACCAGAACCAATAGTAGAGATAGTTGAAGAACCTAAAAATATTATTGTTGATGAAGTTGAAACAGAATCTTTAGTAGAAGAACCCACAAATGTAGAAAAGAAAGCAGACCTTGTAGATAAGGCTATTGTACATCTTAATGATATGCAAGAAAAAACTACAGTTAAAGAAGAAGTAGCACAGATTACAACTCTACGAAAAGAGTTTGATAACTTTAGATCACTCATTGGACAACAAATAGCATCATCACAAATGTCTGGTGCTGGTGGTGGTGAAGTTAGACTTGAGTTTATGGATGATGTTGATAGAAATACCGCAAAAGTAAATGGTAAGTTTCTAAAGTATCAATCGTCTACTGGTAAGTTTATTGGTGCAGATGCTGGTGTAACAGACGAACAACTACAAGATGTTGTTGGTGGAATGATTGGTAGCAATACTGAAAGTGGTATTGCAGTTACTTATGATGATACAAACGGAAAGTTAGATTTTACAGTTGGTACACTTAATCAAGATACTACTGGTAATGCTGGCACAGCTACTGCACTTGAAACTGCAAGAACGATAGCTGGTCAATCATTTAATGGAACTGCAAATATTGCTATTGCAAGTACAGACTTATCAAACACAAGTGCGATTACTCTTTTAACAGCATCACAAACATTAACAAATAAAACTCTGACTAGTCCAGTTATAAATACAGGAATAAGTGGTACTGCATTTTTAGACGAAGACGATTTATCAAGTGACTCTGCAACAAAGGTTGCATCACAACAATCAATTAAAGCATATGTTGATGCAGCTGAATTACGAACTAGAGCATTTGCAATTGCTATTGGTGCTGGACTTTAGTTATTGACTAAATAGTATATAAAGGAAGAAAAAATGGCTATTCCAAGTTCAAAAGCAACATTAAAATCATACTGCCTAAGAGCATTAGGTTTTGGTGTTATTGACATAAACGTATCTGATGACCAAGTAGATGACAGGTTAGATGAAGCTTTACAATATTTCGCACAATATCATTATGATGGTATTGAGAAAATGTATCTCAAACATCAGATTACTGCGGCAGATAAAACTAGAGCTCTTTCTAATACGACTACAACTGCAACAGATCCAGTAGATAGTACTATTACTGCATCTTTCTCAGAAGGAAATAATTTCATTCCAATGCCAGAGGCGGTAGTTTCTGTATTAAATGTTTTCCCATTTGACGATGTTGCAACAAACAATATGTTTGATATTAGGTATCAACTTAGATTGAATGACCTATACGATTTTAGTTCTACTTCTGTTATACATTACCAACAAACAATGCAACACTTAGATTTTCTTTCACATATTCTTGTTGGTGAAAAGCCTGTTCGTTTTAATCAACACCAAAATAGATTATACATTGACATGGATTGGACAAATGATATTGAAGCAGATGAATTTATAATCATTGAATGTTATCGTAAGATTGACCCAGCATCATATAGTGATGTATTTGATGATATCTATTTGAAAAGATATGCAACGGAATTAATAAAAAGACAGTGGGGTGCAAACCTTTCTAAATTTAATGGTGTCGCAATGTTAGGTGGCGTCACAATGAATGGTGGAGAAATCTATCAACAAGCACAAGAACAACTAGAAAGACTAGAAGAACAAATTCAGTTATCATTTGAAACACCAATTGACTATATGGTAGGATAATCAAATGTCAACTAATAGTGCATTTCATACAAGTAATCTACATTCTCTTGCAACAGAGAGAAGTTTGTATCAAAACTTAATCAAAGAAGCCATACAGATATATGGACATGATGTGTATTATGTTAATCGTGATACAGTTGCTTTAGATAATGTACTTGGAGAAGATAGTCTTTCTTCATATACAAAACAAACACCAATCGAAATGTATGTAGAAGATGCAGAGGGATTTGGTGGCGACAAAGAAATCATAACGCAATTTGGTTTAGAGAATCGTAATGAGATTACATTTGTAGTTTCTAAAGAACGATTCCAAGAAATGGATAGTCAATTTGTTATTGAAAGTGGAACAGATACAACTGGTGGGGGTATACTTTTAGAATCTGGAAGTATAGATCAATCAGGCAGTTCATCTACACTTTCAAGTGTGCAAGGAGATGACAACTTTTATGTATTACAGGATATAGCTTCTACAGATGCAGATAGACCACAGGAAGGGGATTTAGTTTATCACCCTGTTATTGCAAAAATGTTTGAGATAAACTTTGTAGATCACGATGAACCTTTCTATCAACTAGACAACAATCCTGTATACAAACTAAGATGCAAACAATTTGAATATAGTTCAGAAGATATTGCTACTGGTATTGATACTATTGACACAATTGAAGATGATCTATCAAGATCCTCAAGTGCGTTCCAGTTTACACTTGAAAATGAAGTTGGTTCTATTCAATTAGAAAATGCAGCTGATACTGGTGACGCAGAGTTCTTAATCTCGGAAGACTATATAGTAGGAGATTATGTTACAGATAAAACAGCACAAAATGAGTTATTTGATGTACTTGATGATACTGTTATTGATTTTACAGAATCAAATCCATTTGGTGACGTAGGAAGTAGTACATAATGAAAAAGGAGAATATAATATGTTAGGTCAAACTTTTTACCATGAAACTGTACGCAATGTAATTGTTGCGTTCGGAACAATGTTTAATAATATTCAGATTGTTCGTAAGGACAATGCTGGAGCAATAACACAGTCAATGAAAGTTCCACTTGCATACGGCCCAAAACAAAAATGGTTAGCTCGATTAGATCAAGACCCATCACTTGCAACAGCTGCAGCAATCACTTTACCAAGAATAGGTTTTGAAATTGGTTCATTAAGTTACGACCCAACCAGAAAAATGAATCGAGTTCAAAAGTTTAAAAAAGTAAAATCTTCAAGCAGTGCTTCAGGAAAACTTGATACACAGTATATGCCTGTTCCATATAATATGGATATTACTTTATATGCCATGGCAAAAAACTCTGATGATGCATTACAAATTGTAGAACAAATTCTTCCATTTTTTCAACCAGATTATACAATCACATTGAATGATAACTCGGACATGGGAATTAAGAAAGATGTTCCTATTATCTTGACAGATGTTAGTTACGAGGACAATTATCAAGGTGACTTTGAAAGTCGCCGTGCAATCATTTACACCTTATCATTTACAACTAAGTTTTATCTATATGGCCCTGTCACTTCTTCAAGTGTTATCAAGACTGTACAGGTCGATCAGTTTGCAAATCTACCAGAAGTTTCTCCCAAAAGAGAACAGAGATATACAGTTACTCCTAATCCATCATCAGCTGATGCAGATGACGATTTCGGTTTCAGTGAAACATCATCATTCTTTGAAGATGCGAAAACTTATGATCCTGTTTCTGGAACAGACGTAAAGTAAATATTGAAAATTAAGGATTGTTATGAAAGACGCTGATAAAATTATTGGTGGGGCTTTAGGAATACTAGAGTCTGACCCTATCGAAAAATCAATTAAGGAACAGAGTAATGTTCCTCGCGTTGTACCAGCTACCAATGAAGATGATATTGACAACGATTACAAATATCAAAGAGAAAATCTTTATAATCTTATTGAGCGTGGTCAAGATGCTATAGATGGTATTCTTGAACTTGCAAAAGAATCAGAACACCCAAGAACTTATGAAGTTGCATTGAATGGTATTAAACAAGTTGCAGAAGTAACAGAAAAACTTGCAGACCTTCAAGAAAAAATGAGAAAACTAAAAGAAGTTCCTAACAACGCACCCAAAAGTGTAACTAATGCATTGTTTGTTGGTTCTACTGCTGAACTACAAAAAATGTTAAAGGGTACAGATAAGTGATTGAAACAAAAGATAACAAAAATGCTTATCTTGGAAATCCTCTACTCAAAAGAGCCAATGTATCTCAAAATTGGACTAAGAAACAATTACTTGAATATTCAAAGTGTATGGAAGATCCCCTATTCTTTATTCAAAATTATGTAAAAATTGTTTCTCTTGATGAAGGTTTAGTTCCTTTCAAAATGTACGACTTCCAAAAAGAAATGGTTGGAACATTTCATAACAATCGCTTTACAATTTGTAAACTACCAAGACAATCTGGTAAGTCTACTATTATGATCTCATATTTATTACACTATGCATTATTTAACGATAGTGTTAATATTGCAATCCTCGCAAACAAAGCTTCAACTGCAAGAGATTTGTTAGGCAGACTACAACTTGCGTATGAAAATTTACCCAATTGGTTACAACAAGGAGTTATGTCTTGGAACAAGGGTTCTTTAGAATTAGAAAATGGTTCTAAAATACTTGCATCTTCTACTTCTGCAAGTGCGGTTCGTGGTGGTTCTTATAACATTATCTTCCTTGATGAGTTTGCGTATGTACCATCCAATGTTGCTGAACAATTTTTTAGTTCTGTATATCCTACCATCTCATCAGGTAAAACTACAAAAGTAATGATAGTAAGCACACCTCATGGTATGAATATGTTTTACAAACTATGGGTAGATGCAGAAGAAGGAAGAAATAGTTATATTCCTATAGAGGT